TAAATTAAAACCGGAATATAATCAAACTCTTGGTGGTGATGGTGGTATGCTTGGGTATTCTCATACAGAAAAAACGAAGCAACTATTGTCATTAAAAAGAAAAGGAAAGTTTCTTGGAGAAGAAAATTCATTCTACAATCAAACACATACCGAAGAACAAAAAGAAAAGTGGAGTAAAATGAGAAAGGGACAACCATCTCCTTGTGGATTTGCTGGAAAATCACATAAAGAAGAAAGTAAATCTAAAACTTCTCAAACACTAAAAAACAATCCAAACATAAAAAGAACCAAAGTATTCCAGTATGATATTGAAGGAAACTTTTTAAGAGAGTTTCAATCTATTAGTGATGCTGCTAAATTTGTAGAAACAAATCCTTCTAACATTAAATATACCTGTGAAGGAAAATTCAATCACTGTAAAGGATATAGGTGGAGTTATGTTAAAATATAATAGACCTATGAACTTCTTTGAGAAACTCCAAGTTGGTTGGTATTGGATTGGAGAAATCTTTGATGAATGGTGTTATACTATGAGAAGTGAAGACGGAGAGTTCTTTAACTATCTTCAAAGTGATTATGTTGCTTATGAAGAAGAAATGTATTATGAAACCCAAATATTTTTTGGAGGTAAATAGAATGTGTAGAATTTTTCCAAAAGTTAATTTAAACAGAGGAGGAAGATTGTGAGTCTTGTAAGATTTAAAACAGGTTTGGAGGAAAAAGCAATGGTCGAATCAATGACCGTCTTTAACCCTCAGGAAGTAGATACCAAAAAGCAACCTATGTTTTTTGGACAACCACTAGGAATCCAAAGATATGATTCTTACAAATATCCAATCTTCGATAAACTAACAACACAGCAACTGGGTTATTTCTGGAGACCCGAAGAGGTTTCTCTTCAAAAAGATCGTAGCGACTATCATATGCTACGCCCAGAACAAAAACATATCTTCACCAGCAACCTGAAGTATCAGGTAATGCTGGACTCAGTTCAGGGTCGTGGACCTGGTATGGCATTTGCTCCATACTGTTCACTACCTGAATTAGAAGCGTGTATGAAGGTATGGGAGTTTATGGAAATGATTCATTCCCGTTCATACACTTATATCATCAAGAATGTTTATTCAGACCCATCTGAAGTCTTTGATACGATTCTAAAAGAGGATCGTATTATGGAACGAGCTGTCAGTGTGACTGAGGCATATAATGATTTTATCAATAGTGCTCATCACTATGATAATTCGAATGAGTGGGTTCATGTTTTGGAACAAGTACCATACGCACAAGAGGCAAGGTATGAACTCAAGAGAAAACTATTCAGAGCAGTTGCAAATGTTAATATTCTTGAAGGTATTCGCTTTTATGTCAGCTTCGCTTGTAGTTTTGCGTTTGGCGAACTCAAGCTTATGGAAGGAAGTGCAAAGATAATCTCGCTGATTGCGCGTGATGAGAACCAGCATCTGGTTATTACTCAGAACATTCTAAACAAGTGGAAAGAAGGTGATGACCCTGAGATGGCAAGTATTGCTAAAGAAGAAGAACAGTGGTTCTACAAGACATTTGAGAACGCTGTGAATCAGGAAAAACTCTGGGCAGAATATTTGTTCAAAGATGGTTCGATGATTGGTTTGAATGACAAATTGCTACAACAGTATGTCGAATGGATTGCGAACCGTAGAATGAAAGCAATTGGACTCAAACCACTTTATGATATTCCTGCGAAGAACAACCCATTGCCTTGGACTGAGCATTGGATTTCTTCTAAAGGACTTCAAGTAAGTCCACAGCAAACGCAAGTACAGTCATATATTGTTGGTGGCATTAAGCACGATGTCACTGCTAATACATTTAGCAATTTTCAACTTTGACAAATACAAGAAACTGAAATATAATATTATATAAATAGTATTAGAGTTCAGTTTCTTACTTATGTATTATGTTTATGAATTAATAGACCCGAGAGTTAATCTTCCTTTTTATGTTGGAAAGGGAAAAAATGATAGGGTCTATTTTCATTTGTCTGAAAAATCGAGAGCAAAGAGTGATAATGAAAGAAAATTTAATAAAATACAAAAAATAAGAGAATGTGGATATGAACCTGAGATTAAAATAGTAAAATATTTTGATAATGAAGATGATGCTTATTTTTATGAGGAATTATTGATACAAAAATATGGAAGAATACGATATGATGAAAATGGTATATTAACAAATATATGTGAAAGTTCTAGACCTCCCAAATTAAAAGGAAGAACTTATAAAGAAATGTATGGTGATAACTGGGAAGAGCAAATAGAAAAAAGAAGAAAGGCGCAAATAAAAGCAGGTGGGTATGGACCTAAAAAACATAGTGAAGAAACTAAAAAGAAAATAAGCGAAAAAGTTTCTGGTAAAAATAATCCAAGTTATGGTATTCCTTGTAGTGAAGAAAGAAAGAGAAAAATAAGTGAAAGGGCAAAGGAAAGATTTGCCGAAGGTTTTAAATCTCCATCATCAGTAACTTATCTTTTGATAAGTCCTTCCGGAGAAAAATTTGAGGTATTTGGAGAACTTAAAAAGTTTTGTAAATCTCAAAATATTTCTTATGCTACTATGCACGCAGCAATACTTTATGAAAGAAAAGGACCGAGAAAAAATGGATGGTCAATTGAGAAAATTTAGAGTATCACTACCTGAAGATGAGTGTGTGATGAAACTTCAGGAGTATTGTAAGTTTTCTTCTACTTTACTGAAGATCCCTGTTATTAAAAAACCATTATGTATTGATGCAAACTGTCACAATAATGTAAATCATTATGTGAATACTTATGGTGGAGAAAAGATAAGTGGATACTATTTGATTACAGATACTGAAGATGAAACTTATGGATGTGCAATATATCATAGTATCTGGAAAAATACTTATGGAGATCTAGTTGATATAACTCCATTTGAGGATGGCAGAGAATATAATATGTTTTCCGTTATGAATACTACAGAATATTACTCTGGGGTTGCATATGATGGAAAAGGATATAAATTATTAGAACCAGGACTTAACATAATATAATGTTACCAAAGATACTTTCTCAGGATTCCAACTATGATGAATGGTGTGAACAGGAAATCCTGAACGCATATCAAGAAGCTGCAGAGTGTGATGAGTTTCTTTTTGGAGATTATAACTACACCAAAGAATGGTTGGGCAATTGTAACGACGATGTGAAATGAGGGTCTTCGGACCCTCTTTTTTATAAATAAAATTAGAAAAGAAATAAAAGAAAAAAATGTCTGAACTTTCAACCAATGAAGCACGAAAATTGATGGAAGTATATAAATCAATGTGTGCTCCTCAACAAGAAAATCTTTCAGAAGAAGTGGAGCAGATTGATGAAAAAATGGATGTATTTTCCGCTATTAAAAATACTCCATCTCCAATTTTTACAGGACAAAAACCAGCACAGCAACCAAGAAGGGGAATGGGAGGTGCTTTTGATAAACTAGTATCTAATACCAAAACTACACAAGCAGCGGCAACTAAGTTTTTTACAAAAGGATTAAAACCTGCTGCTGCGAAACCAGCACCTGCAAAACCCGTTGCTGCTGCAAGACCTGCTGCTCCCGCAAAACCCGTTGCTGCTGCAAGACCTGCTGCTCCCGCAAAACCAGCGACCGCAGCAGCAAAACCAGTAGCTGCTCCAAAACCTGCTATAGGGTCTTTAGGTGGAGTTAAGTTTGAAAGAAGAACTCCAACTTCTGCCGAACTCAAAGCAGCTCAAGCAGCAAGAGAGGCAGCAAAACAAGCAGGAAAATCAAAATCAGAACAAGAATTATCAGCACTTAAATCTGCTGTAGAAGTATCAAAAGTCAAAAAAGAAGAGTATGATGCCTACGACCTCGTTCTTGAGTACCTCCTCTCACAGGGGCATGTAGAGACCGTAGAAGAGGCACTTTATGTGATGATGGAGATGGATGCAGAAGTCATTCAGGGTATCGTTTCTGAGCAATCTAATACTCTTATTACGCCTGAGCAAAGAAGAGCGGACGAACTAAAGTATGGTATGAAGAGAACTACTCCAGTACCTCCTTCTAAACCTGGTGGAACGAAACAAAAACCAGGTTCTAGAATGCCTTTATGATAAGATTCTAACATAACTTAAAGCACCTCTTGACAGGGGTGCTTTTTTATTGCTAGAATCGCTTTGCTAGGGTTGAAGATAAATAATAGCTCATAAAGATTCTTAGTATGAGTTATGAAAATCCCTGGAGATTCAATGGGGAAATTTTTGAGTCTTCTGATATTCAAGATAATTTTGGTTTTGTTTATCATATTCACTGCAGTAAAACTGGTCGTAGTTATATTGGTAGAAAGTATTTCTGGTCTTTCCGCACACCAAGAGGAAAATCTAGAAAAGTTAAGTCAGAGTCCGATTGGAAAGTATATTACGGTTCCTGTCCTGAACTCAAATCCGATATTAACATTTGGGGAAAAGCATCCTGCGACAGAAGAATACTTAGCCTCCATAAAACCAAAGGACAGTGTAATTACGAAGAAACAAAACAGCTCTTCCTAAATAATGTGTTGATTGAGTCTCTTGACGATGGGAGTCCAGCGTATTACAATAGTAATATTCTAGGACGCTACATGCGAAAAGATTATGGAAACTTTGGAAAAGACTCTGAGACAATCACATGATTGGGCAGTTGATCGCATACATTTCCTATGTGAAGAAAAAAATATTGAAGATGCCCATGCGATTCAATCTGAGTTTAGTGAATGGTTGAATCCAGATATTCCAGAGCATGATGTTTTTTCATTAGAATTCATAGGAGAAGAAAATGACACTAGATCTTCATAACTTTTTTAAGTTTTATGATGAGAAGAACGCCAATCATGTCGCGGCTGTTCAGTGGTTGGAAGATAAACTTCCAGAAAAATTCCTAGACGATGCAGAGACTGATTGGATTGGTATTTTCAGAACAAAACCACCAACTCCAGCGGTTCTTGATGTCCCATATTTCAATCAAGTAGATAACTATAGAGATGCACATAGAACTTGTAACAGTTCATCGTGCGCTATGTGCCTTGCATTCCTCAAACCAGGAAGCATCAAAGGTGATGATGAGTATGTTAAGAAAGTATTTGCGATTGGCGACACGACTGACCATGCGGTACAGACAAAAGTTCTCGCAGGTTATGGCATTAAGTCACACTTTAGTTACAATCTTTCTTTTGCTGACATTGATAAGAGTCTTGATGCTGGGAAACCTGTTGTTATTGGTATCCTTCATCGCGGTCCTTTATCTGCTCCTACTGGTGGGCACATGTGTGTAGTCATCGGTAAGACACCAGATGGTAAGGGATACTTTGTAAATGACCCATATGGTTCTCTAAATGATAACTATACTGGTCCAGTCACAAATGGTAAGAAGACCATTTACACCAAAGCAGTTCTCAAGCATCGCTGGTGCCCTGGTGGCAACGATGGTTGGGGTCGTATTTTTGACTGATTACTAAAGGAGAACAACAATGGCAAGAGTAGATTTACACAACTTCTTTCAATTCTATGATGAAAGAAATCCTAACCATGTGAAAGCAGTTCAATGGTTAGAAGATAATCTCCCCGTTGAATATCTTGGTGATAATGTAGAGTGGGCGGAGATTTTTAGAGGAAAAAAGACTAGTGCTGCACCAGCCCCTGCCGCTGCTGCAGCTCCTGTAACTGGTGATGATGTTCCACTGATGGGCATCAAGTTGATTAAAGAGTTTGAGGGGTGCCATCTGAAGGCATATCCTGACCCTCTGACTGGTGGACTTCCAATCACAATCGGTTGGGGTTCCACTCGTAAGAAGGATGGTTCGGCATTTAAACTTGGTGATACACTTACACAGGCAGAAGCAGATGCACTTCTGATTGAACAGTGTAAAAAGGAGTTTCTTCCCGCATTACGCAAAATCCCATATTGGAGTGAAATGTCAGATGGAAAAAGAGGAGCTTTGCTCAGCTTTGCTTATAATCTTGGTGCCGGTTTTTACGGTGGCGCTAACTTTAATACTATTACTAAACGCCTGAAAAATAAAGAATGGGATTTAGTTCCCGATGCTTTATTCCTCTATCGCAATCCTGGTTCAAATGTAGAGGCAGGACTTGCTCGTAGAAGAAAGGCAGAAGGTGAAGCTTGGAAAAAAGGATAACTAAATAGTTTCAACCATTGAGTTGAAATTGCAACTCGGACCCACACCAAGGTGAGTTGTGTTTGGTAGTTCATAGGAATTCTCTACCACACCAACTCACCTTATTTTTATGTCTACCTACACGCAAAAGGCGCTGGCTGCAGCGTCTACGCTTCTTCTTGGAGTGCCAACAGCAGCCTTTGCTGGGAATGTTACCCTGCAAGGAAATTGTGTCAAAATAGGAACTTCGGATAGAGGAACTATTGGTTCGCAAGGAAACACTGCACCAGGTATTCTCTACGATTCTACTTGCACAGCAACTTTCAATCCTGCATACGATTATCTGACACCAGGAACTCCTTTTGAGGGTTGGACAATTAAAGGATTAAATGGTTCTGCTGTTCTCTTTAATCATTCTAATAATAACGCATCTTACGGTCCAAGTAATCCTGTTACTGGAACCAACGCAGATTACTCTGGAGTATCCTATAGAGGAGTTACATACGATAATCGTGCCGTATGGTTTGGTTCCACATCAAACTTTACTATTGAACACGATGTAAGATTTAACGACAATCAACACTTCGTTGATATCAATACTCGTTTAGAGTTTTTGATTGCTGTTCCAACTCTTTACTTTGGAAGATTCACTGACCCAGACGCAAGAGCCGCTGCAGGAGATAGTTCCGCAACTCTTAATGTTAGAGGATATGCTGGTGGTATTCCAGCAACTAATGTAGTTCTATCAGAAGCACTCGCATCCAAGTATGCTCTAGGATTATTCACTGGACAAATTGGTGAAGTCAACTCTGGAGTAAGTGCTGCTTGGACAACTAACCCTGTTGATTATTACAATGGTGTAGATAATGGTGATGGAGACTACACCATCGGTCTTGGATTTATGTTCACTGGATTAAATGCTGGTGATATTGTTAATATTCAGTATGCTTATATCTTTGGCCCTTCTGCATTTGCTGCTGGTTCTGGTGCTGTTGCTGGTGGTGCTGGTGGTTCTACTCCAACATCCTTTACAGTTACTGATGTGGGTTCTGCTTCTGCTCCTACAACTCCTTCCACACCAACAGTCACAGGAACTACAACCACAAATACAGTTACAAGTTCTACTTCCACATCATCAACTTCTGCGACGACTTATGTAACCAGAACTGTTACAGATACTGATGCTGATGGAAATCCAAGAGTTAGAACTTATACTGATACAGTAGTCACCACAACCCCAGTTGATACTACAACCACAACCACAACACCAGTTACAACCACCACTTATTCTGACGGAACTTCAACCACAACTAACGGAACACCAGTTGTAACCACTTCTTCTGCAAATGGTTCTCCAACTTCTGTTGTAACTGCAACCGCACTTGATACAACCGCAGTCACAAGACCATCAGTTGCCCAGGCATCTATTCAGTCTTCAAATCTTCCAGTTGTAAATATCACACTCACTGAACACGATGCTTCTGAAAACAAAGGAGTTCAGAGAATCGCAAGACATCATACGAAGACCACAACAACTCCGATGGTCAGAACCAT